TGACTAATCTTGAGGAATGGTTACAAGATGCTATTAATGCTGATACAACTCCAAATGAAGTATATGATAGCATTGTAGATACTGTCAAGAAAAACATGAGGTATCACAAAGCCTGTTATGATTCTAGTGTTAAACTTCTTGGTTTATTGAGAGGCAATAAGAACATATCAGTAATGGATGGTATTACCACTGAAACTATGGAAGGTATAACCATAGGAACAGTTAGTGATGATTTTGTGACTGGTGGAAGTACCACAGTTCATGAACTTAATAATGATTATTATACTGCGAGTATGTTTGATTTGACATCACCAACTTTGGATGATATAACCATAAAGGATTAACAATGACATTAACACAACAAGTAGAATACTCTCTCAGAGAGGCACAAGAAGCACTACGCAATGCACTTGCATTCTCAGCAAGAAATGAGAAACCTTATGTAAGTAAGCATATTGCCGATATGCTGGCTAATATAGATAATGTTATTGATACAAGTGAATTAATAGAGACAATAGAAAACCGTCCTTATGATGAAGATTAAGATATATTGTAAGATTATGAAGACGGTATAAAGATTATAGATATCTTATATAACTTATGTTATAATATCAACACATACTTCTTACAGAAATGATTAACTTAGACGAAAGATACCAATCTTACTTAAATGGACATAAGAAAGTTAGAATAGATGGAGTACAAGAAAGAATATATGGTTACGGTTGGTATTGTGATGGAAATGAAATAAAAGGATACTATTTGACGACAGAAAACTATAAATTGTATTATAATATGAACGAACAATTCCTAAAAATGAAACCACTTAAGGAGCCAGTAAATGTCTGAAATTAAGCACGATTTAGAACATGAAGTTTATCTTGATCCCAAAGATGGGAAAGAGCATGTTAATCATGGTATGTTGGAGTATAGTGAGGCAGATCTGAAAGATGTTCATGCTGAGTATGACAAGTACCATGAGGGAGATGAGGTTGATAAAAATGATGGTAAGATCAATGATTACCATGAAAGGCATCAAGATCATGGGTTAGAGGTGTATTGTGATAATCATCCTGACGCATTAGAGTGTAGAGTTTATGATGAGTAATTAATGCTTGACTATATTAAGGACTATCCTGACTTTCCTAAAAAAGGAATAGTATTTAAGGATATATGTCCACTATTGAAGAGTCCAGAAGGATGGGCTAAAGCAATAACACAACTGGGTTATATCTGTGAAGAGTTAAACCCAGACTATATTGTAGGTATTGAGTCGAGAGGATTCATTGTTGGAACTGCACTAGCAACTACACAGAAGATAGGGTTTATTCCTATTAGAAAGGCAGGTAAATTGCCTGGTAAGGTTAATAAACAACATTATACATTAGAATATGGTACAGACACCTTAGAGATACAATCTGGGGTGTTTGATAAGCAGTCAAGGGTATTGATTGTTGATGATTTACTTGCCACTGGAGGTACAGTGGAGGCAGCATCCAAATTAGTAAGGAAGGCTGGTGGTAATATAGTAGGATATGGTTTTATCATAGAGTTAAATGAACTGAATGGTAGAGACAAGATTAATAATATTCCAGTTAGGTCATTGATAAGGTATGACTAGGACAGTCAAATAAGTGTCACAAGGCCCCTTCACAGGGGTCTTTTTTGCATTATAATAAGCACATGGGAAACAAAATCGGTTTCTTTCTAGTCTGACAAGGGCATCCAATGGGTAGGAAACTACAACAATCATTGAATGTAAGACCCTAGAAGCAGACACATGACCGAAAGAGTAATGCACTGTCCCCGTTTTTTGTTTCTCTCACCAATTACCCCCATTTTTAAATGTCCACAAATTCAAGAATCGGATTACAACTTGCGGATGGTGCTATTCTTTCAGTCTATCATCACTGGGATGGCTATCCACAGTGGTTAGGTGTTACTCTCAATGAGAAGTTTAACACAAGAGAGAAGATTGCTGAATTGCTTGATGGTGGAGATATGTCCTCTTGTGATAGTGACACCGATTGGGATAGGAATCAATTACCTGAATCCCGTCCACAATACTATAATGACAGAGGAGAGAACACAGAACCAAGATTGGATTTAAACTTTGATGATTATGCTGCCAATGCATGTACAGGTGAAGAGTTTATCTATGTGTTCACATTAGACCATACATGGGAGTGCTATGCTATCAGTCAGACAAGAGATGATGACTGGAATGTTATTGATACTAACATAGTATCAAAGGAAATCCCATCTAATTTTCCTAAAGAGTTGTCAGTTTAAGAACTGGCACACATGGGGTTGCCAGAGCCCCTCAAAACTGGTATTATATAAATGTTGAGGCAAGGGTGATCTCATTCCGACATGCTATGTAAGGATTCTAAACGGTAGTCGGTGGAAAAGGTCTTTAAGTCGAACCTCTCAACTGCTCTAATCCTCTTGTAGTTTCAGGATTAGGGGCGATAGGAAACTACATTGTGAGGTGTGACGCAAGGCAAGGGTAGCGGAATCAACCATTAACTAAGGTCAGTCCCAGTTATTGCATACGCTTTTAAGACGAACCTCTTGTACCAATTGCGGTTTTGAAGTCGCACCCCATACCATTATTTTAGGGCAAGGATCTATGGTTGTCTCTGTTCAGCAGAGAAATTACGTCCTGTAAGTCCCACCCTGTAAACGACACTATTATTATCATGTCACAAACTTTCGCAGAATTCCTTCTTGACACTACCAACAATGGAAATGAGATCCTAGCAGTTCTTGAGGACATTGTAGAGGTAACAGAGACTGGAGGAACAGATCTGTAAGACAGTTCAATAAGTGTAACAAGGCCCCTTCACAGGGGTCTTTTTTTTGCTATAATATAAGAGTAAACAACACAGGAGCATTTCTCATGACTGCAACACCAGTTCAGACAACATTGGAAGAGAGAGTGCTTGAGTGGACTGAGCAACTATGTGATTCACTTGCTGAGAACTACAAGCAGTATCACTTACGCTCAATGAAGCGTATGAATGCTGATAGTGGTTCAGAGTATTCACGTAAAGAGATTGAAGCAACAGAGAACGGAACTGCTAACTTGATGAAGTTCCGTATTCAGAAGGGTAAGAAGTATTATAAGATCATCCAACAGGACTTTGACACCTTCAGAGGCCGTAATGAGTATAGAGATGGCGGTGTTCATGCTTTTGTTGATAAGAAGACTGGTGAGATCTACAAGCCAGCAAGTTGGAAGTCACCTGCAAAGTATGTGAGATATGATATGAGAGTGATTAAAGAGCGTGAGTATGTTCTCAACCCTTACAACTGCGGTTGGGCTGGTGGTTATCTTTATCTTAAGTAACCGCCATGCTAGTGAACCTATCCAAAGATGAGATGAAAACCATTATTTTTTATCTCATCGGTGATACTGATCCAAAAGTAGTCAGTATTGTCGATAAATTACAACCCGTACTTGATGCCTGTGAGTGTCAATCCCAAAAACAACAGGAGCAAATCAAATGAAAGATTACACAATCACCATTGACATCCTTGAGGCAGTCTATGATTTCTATCCTGGATTATCCACAGAGGAGGCAACACAAATTGCCGATTGTATTATGAACAAATGGGATTATACTGGAGAGTATAATAAGATATCAGATGATATCACATGGTATGCAAATTCACTTCTTATTGACTTAGAAGGTAAGGATGGAGTAGAAATACCAGTTGATGAGGAAGAGACTGGAGATAGAGCATTAATCTTAAACCCACCCCCATCAAGGTTATTCCCATGAGCACCGAAACCAAGCCACACTATTCCTATTTTCCAAGGTCTTATACTGATGATAAGATTCTTGAGATTACACATTATTACAGGCACATGAAAAAACATGAGAAGTGTAGTAAAATGGGTACAATTATCAGATGCCCCTATTGCACATCACATTCTACGGTCTACCATTTAGCATGGTCAGCCCTCTCATGTGATAAATGTGATAACTCAGTAGAGAAAGAGGACTGGTTAGTACAAATCGGTAGAGAAGAAGGAGAGTGGATATAATGAGTAAAGACATGACAGGTAGAGAAAAACTTCTCTTTATTACATCCTTTATTTGGTTTCTTCATTGGTCATCATGTATCTTCTCGCAACTTCTGGCTATGGTTATCGCAAGCAACTCTGCGAAGATGTTGTTGATTGGTTTATAACCCGATTCCTACCACGCCACAAATTACACATTGGTATCGAACACAGAGGCCTCAAGAGAGAGGAGGCCGTGGGTTATTGTGACATTGACTCTGATTATGGTGATGTGAATCGACCAAGAGACTTTCACATTGACCTTCAGTCTAATATGTGTGTGACCGAATACACCATTACATTATTACATGAACTGGTGCATCTCAGACAATGGGTCAAGGGACAATTAAAGTTCAGGTCAGGTAGAATGACATGGGATGGAATAAGAGTGACAGAAATGGACTATGCAGTCCAGCCACATGAGATAGAGGCATTTGATAGTGAATGGCCGTTGTATCTTGACTACATGTGGGATACTACAGGAGAATGGTATGGAGATGGAGGAATGTGAACCAGTTGAGAGAGTGGCACAACATTTTACACAGACCCTATCAAATGGATTATAATACTAAAGTAATCAACAAAGGAACACCTTATGCTTTTTACTTCAGACAGACCAGTCAAAGAGTTAAATGATTTTGTAGATTATGTTTGGTCATTCTATGGTGAGCATGATGACACCCTCTATCCGATTCATGGATTAAAGAAGAAGGACATCTATGATGCTTTCTTCACCTATCAAGAGAGAATTGAGAAGGGTGATCTTGAATATGTTCATTACTCATGGGGTGATGGAGATAGTCTTGATCGTGAGAGAGTCAGAGATATAATACTTGAGCAACCACAATTCATCGCATGGCATGGAGGTTAAAATGAGCGTACTAACAACCCGATTGGATTTTCTATCTGATGTACTACAGGATTTCTGTACACTACACAACCTAGAGTTTTTAAGTGCAGATGATCTATTACATGATTCATCCAATGAATTAACCGATTATCAAAGAGACTGGTTAATTGCCTATTGTCAAACATGGGACATTCTACAGGAGGCCGAATAAAATGACCACAAAAGATAAAATGAAGATGCACATTAAAACCTATGCAGTCAAAGTGATTAAGGATCTGGGAAAGGCCCAGAAGAAGGATATTGTAGATGGTATAACTGAATTGTATGAAATTCATAGAGATATGCCTCTGAAAACATTTGTCAATTTTATGGCAAGTGCTGGATGGATAACTAATGAATTAAAGACAGAAGGAGTTCTTGATAATAATGGATTACAGAGAGGAGATGCAAGATGGTGGGTAATATGAATTATAGTCAACAAGCAAACCCTAATCCAACCAATTCTGAAATGGACTCAAAACAAATTATCAATTCAAGTGACGAAAAGTTCTATGCACAAAGAGATGCAAACTTTAAGGATAGAATTTATAGGATTCTATTTGATGATCCTTCAGGTCATAGTGATGAGGAAGTAATTGAACTAATCACTCAATTGAGAACAGAGGACAGTCGG